AACCACCGTGCTATCAACGCTGGCAAGTTTTTGCTAACTGCGGATATCAACAATGCTCGTGAGGAATTCCTCAATCAGGCAGAAGCCCTCGCCCTTGAATCGGGTCGTTGCGCACGTTGCCTTCACATCCTGACCGTACCTGCCTCGCTGTTCCGTGGGCTTGGTCCTGACTGCGCTAATGAAATGGGAGTTAACTAATGGAAACAATCACCAAACTAGGAACCTTGAAGTTCAACGATGGGACTTTTCGTAAGTCACTAAAGACAAACCGCATTGTTGGTTTTTACCAAGCAGAAGCGGAGACGTTTGAAGGAAATGTCTACTATTTCTACGTTGAACTACAAGCGGTGACAAGCCAACCAAGTGGCGAAAACTACTGGGTCGTTGATGTCAGCCTTGAGGAAGGTGGGATTACTGGGAAACGCCGTTTGAGTAACTATGGAGAGCCTTCAGACGAAGAGGTCAAGGAACTGACAAAGCGCATAGCGCACGAAATCATTGAGGAGTCAATCGAGGTTGATGAAATTTTGGTAAGGTCAAACTAATGCTCACGCCTTTCGAGATACAAGAAGCCATTGAGGAAGCAATTGAAAGACTCTCAGACTTATCCGACCAACTCGCCGTCGCCTCATACGAAAGTGCCAAAAGCGAAGCCGACTTCAAAGTTAACTTTGCCAAGGAACGCCTTAAGGCTCGTGCTGAAGGACAGGAAACAGGAACAAAAGTCACAGTAGATACTGCCGAGGACTTGGCTACGGTTGCCACCGAGGACGACAGATACAATCACCTGCTTACGTCAAACAAACTCACTACATTGCGTGAGGCTATCCGTGTTACTCAGTCACAGATAGAAGCCCTGAGGACACTTTCAGCATCACAGCGCAACAACCCCTAATGGAAAAGCAACGTAGAAGCGTTACCAAGACAACACTCAACGCTCTTGGGCGTAAATGCCAGCGTTGCTCCCTTGCTTATCGTGACCCACACTTGATTGAACCGTGTTGGGAAATTAACGAAACTTGTTGGTCAAACTGTCCGTTATGTTTCCCTGAGTTGTACTCAACACCAGTACCTCAACTACTACTACCGTAAACCCCATTGCCTCAAAAAACAGGGTGTAGCCTGATGTTAAACCGAGAGGTTAACAGGCTATGGAAAACGAAAACATAATCACAGACGAGCAAATGAGGCTCATTGCCCTTGAAGAGGGACTCCGTTCTGCCATTGCCCTTGACCAACTGCGCCTTAAAATGCTGAACCAAGCCGTTGATTGGCTTTGCGACTTGACCGACTTGCCTTTGCTAGAAATTCGTCGCCAAATTGCCTACCAAAAAGGTGGACAAGTGGCTCGCTCTCTTGCTACTATTAATGCTGTTCGTTCTTTGATTAAAGACGAACATTAACTTAATAGAAAGAGAGAGACATTCTAATGTCTGCAGAAATCACCGTAGTAGGCAACTTGGTTGCCGACCCCGAATTGAAGTTCAGTAACGGTGGCAAGCCTTATTGCCAGTTCACCGTAGCCGTAGGTTCTCGTAAGAAGGACGAACAAGGCAACTGGGTTGATGGGGATGTTTCATACTTCGACGCAACAGCGTTTGAAGGTGTAGCCGAAAATCTTGCGAATTCTTTGACAAAGGGAACTCGTGTCATTGTTACAGGCTCACAAACCATGCGTAGTTTCGAGGACAAGGAAGGGAAAAAGCGTACTGCCTACGGCATCAAGGTTGACGAAGTTGCCCCTTCCCTTCGATGGGCTACCGCCTCAGTAACAAAGGCTTCACGAGATGGTGGCAGTTCAGCACCAGCCCCGAAGCAAGCAACTTTGACAGACGAAGAACCTTTCTAGTCTCTCCAAGTCGTGCTGAACCTTTAAGGTCGGCAACGTAACAACAGAAACCGCCTGAGTCGTTCCTAACCGATTCGGGCGGTTTCTGCTTTTTGTCTACTACTAATAGAAACTACAACAATGTAATTTCATTCAGTATCCTTTAGTCTCGTGGACATACCGAACCAAGGACACGATGACTTTGACAGAGACATCACCAATGAGAATTTTGGTGGTGAGCCTTCTTTCATGGTTTTGTGTTTCACCGAAATCTATGAAACCTTCCTAGCCATGATGGATGTTGGCTTTGATGAGGTTCAAGCGCTTCGCTATTTAGCCTTTTGCTCCATTTACCGTGGAGACAAATAAATGGCAGACATAGACGAGTTTGAGGAACCCGTCCACAATTACGACCTTATTCCCCTTGATGTTTGGCTGGCTCTAAAGCCACCACTATGGACTTATAAGGCTCAATGCCGAACGCCAGAAGGCGAAAACATTGATATGTTCTATCCCGAAACCACGGCGCATGGCGGAAACCACCTAGCCCCAGCCCGAAAGTTGTGCATGGAATGTGCTGTTCGTTACGAGTGTCTGCGCTTTGGAATTGATGAGCAATGGGGGGTGTGGGGTGGACATAGCCCCAGTCAGCGACGCCGGATTAGTTCAATGGTGAAAAAGGGTAGTAGCCTTATAGAAGCAAGCGAAGCAATAGACGCACGGAGCCGAGATGCCAGATAACGAGAACGAGCCATTACAGCCTGTAGATAGTTTCTCAGAACTTGGTGCTACTGGTCTATGGCGCACGGGTGGATTCGTCATTGACGACATCCTTCCTCAACTTCGAGGTCGCCAAGCCCTAACTGCCTACCGTGACATGAGTGAAAATGACCCTATTATCGGGTCAATCCTCTTTGCCATTGAGCGTGTAATCCTTCAAGTTGACTGGCGTGTTGACCCTTACGACGACACGACTGGTGAAACACCAACCGACAATGACCGTGCCGTCGCTGCCTTTGTCCAAGAATGTATGGATGACATGAGCCACTCGTGGCACGAACTAATGATTGCTGTCCTTAGTTTTCTGCCTTTTGGCTGGTCTTTTTTCGAGATTGTTTACAAGCAACGCAAGGGTCCTGACCAGAAAGACCCAGCACTTCGCTCTAAGTTCAACGACAATAAAATCGGCTGGCGAAAGATTGTTATGCGTGCCCAAGACTCTTTGTGGCAGTGGCAGTTTGACGAAAGTGGTGGAATCAAGGCGATGATTCAACGTGACCCTACAACGGGTCGCTTGAACGTTATCCCAATCGAAAAGGCTTTGCTATTCCGCACAACTTCAGCACGAGGAAACCCTGAAGGTCGCTCAGTTCTGCGCAACTCGTTTAAGTCTTGGTATTACAAGCGCCGTATTGAAGAGTTTGAAGCAGTCGGCGTTGAGCGTGACTTGGCTGGATTGCCAGTTGGATACGTTCCTGCCGAGTGGATGAGTGCCTCTGCCACACCTAGTGAAAAAGCATCGCTACACGCTATGGAGCGCATTGTTCGAGGCGTAAAGCGCAACGAAGCCGAAGGCATTATCTTGCCAATGATGTTTGACGAAAACGGCAAGCAGTTGGTGGATTTTAAGTTGCTGAACTCAGGCGGTTCTCGTCAGTTCAACACAGACCAAATTATTTCTCGCTACAACCAGCAAATCGCTATGACGGTTCTTGCTGACTTCATTATGTTGGGTCACGAATCCGTTGGTTCATTCGCCCTTGGTGCTTCCAAGGTGGACTTGTTTATTGCTGCGGTGGAATCTTGGATTCGCACAATCTGTGAGGTATTCAACAGCCACGCCCTGCCTCGCCTTTTGGCTCTCAACGGATTTGACACCTCTCGTATGCCACAACTGGCGTATGGTCAGGTTTCTGCGGTTGACCTCGTTGAACTAGGAACCTTCCTAACGAACCTCACCACGGCTCAACTGCTCACCCCTGACAACAACCTTGAGGACTACCTGCGTGAACTTGCTGGACTCCCAACGTTCCGCCCAGAAGCAAATGGCGTTGCCGACAACTCTCGTTATGGTGAAGCGATGACTCAGCCGGGTCAGACCGAGCAAACCCACGACAACAAAAAGAACTTTATTGCCGCAAACTCGGCGGTAACTGGTGCTTCGGCACAGCCCAACACAACACCTAGTGGCGTTAAGGACCCTCAAGGTGGAACCAACGACCAGAGTGGCGGAAGTGGCATTATGGCTGACATTTCAAGCCAAGGCTATCCAGGACAAACTGGAACAGTTCCGCCTTCGAGCAAAGGTGGAAAAAAGGATAATAAAGGAATGAATGGACCTTTGACTAATAATCAAGGCTCAACTTCATGACCATCCGCATAAAGCCTACGAAGTCATCAAAAGGGAAAAACAATCCAACCCTTAAGACTCGTTTTGTAACCGTAAAAGGTGTAGCCCCAACACGAAAGCGTTTTAAGTAACTAAACGAGATTTTGCTAAGTCTGGGGTAGCATTTATAGCAAAGCGGCACAAAGGAGCACGACCATGGACGAACTCAACATCCTTGATGTAGTTACCGACATCTCACTTACTGAAATCGCAGGAAACGAAGCCCTCGCAGAGGACCTTCGCAAGTCAGCAGCAGACCTCATCGTGGATGGATACGCCACAGCCGACCTCATTGCCGTAGAAAAGTCAGGCGAAACCTCACTTATTCTTGCCCCTAATGGTGAAAAGATAATCCCACCAGTACTTGAGGAACTTTCAAAGACCGTTTTTGGCGAGTCTGGCTTATCTGCCAACGCCGAACAACGCTTAATTTCTCGCAACATTGCTAAGGGCTTGGCTTCAGTCCCACACCCTTTCACCAAGAGCCAAAACGCATTTGACGAAGTTCACGCTTGCGTTATTTGTGGTTCTGTGGTGGAAAAAGCAGAGTGCGCCCCACTCGACAAGGCAATCGGATTCCCATTCACATTCGCAACAGCACCTATTGAGCCAGCAATGGACGACAGTTCAGACAGTTCTACAACCGATGGTGCAGTACAAGTACAACTTGACCCTGCAACCGTAGCCGCAATCCTTCAGGCAGTTCAGCAGAGCCGTCAAGACGACAGTTCAAGCAGTTCTAGTTCCTCAAGCAGTTCAGATGACGAGAGCAGTTCTAGCAGTAGTTCCTCATCTTCAAGCAGTTCCTCATCAAGCAGTAGCAGTTCAAGTAGTTCATCAAGTTCAGACTCACTACCTGTGGTGGAAATTGCCGAGGACAGTTCCTCAAGTTCAAGCAGTAGTTCATCTTCGAGCAGTTCTAGTAGCAGTAGTTCAAGCAGTTCGTCATCAAGTAGTTCCTCGTCATCAGAAGACTCAAGCGCAGCA